CTTTGATAACACCTGTCTTTTTTGACTTCAGGGTGGTGAATAAATCTCCGACCTGATAGAGTTGATTATCTATTGTCATTTTTGCCTCATTTCTTTGTTAGGGTTGTAGTATAACATTTAGGGCTGACATTTGTATAGCCCTATCTCATTATTTGAGATAATTATTGTGTGACCTTAGTCACTTTCAGGTAGCCAAGCGTCTAAGTGGTGCTGTTCGATAATAGCCCAAGCGGGTGCGTGTGTATTTCCCTTATAGGATACGCCTTCGGGCATTTCGATCAATTTATCATAGGACTCATCATAGTAAGCATCAATAGCCTCGATGCAAGGTTGCACCATAGAAAGTGGAACGGGTGGATAGTGATTACCCTGTAAGTGATAAGCAATACCTTGCTCTAAATCTAATTCTGCAAAATCTAACGCTGTTGTGTATCCCATTATTCTGCCACCTTTAGAATAGCCCAAGAGCCACCCTTATTAATTTCGTCTAGCGCAGGCTGAAGTGTTGGTGCAATAAGTGCTTTTAGCATTCCCTCTAGCATAAGTATTTGTTCGGACTCATCAAGTGCAAGTAGCATTCGTGCCGTTGGATGAGTTTCATTAACTTCAGTTATGAAGCGTAGAGAGTGTTCGATAGTTTTCATTTGTTGCCTTTCGTTGTTGGTATAAGAGTATTATAGCCTATCCCACTGACATTACCTAATCCATTTACGGCGTGTCGCAGCTTTTGTGAGATTAATCACAAATTCCAGGGGGTTGTGGATAAGCACCGTAAGCCTGTGGATAACCCCGCAATATTGCGGGCCAGCTTGATCTTGTCAAGCCGACACTCCGTTATTTTTTAGTTGCGCTAAATCTAATATCCGCTTTACCATAAACGCACAATCCACATGACACGCATGCAGAGCCAGCGGAAGAAATTAAGGGAATACTTTTCATATTCTCAGGACACTTAGCGCCAGGCTTGCCCGTTAATTCTTTCATTGTGCTTTCGGTGACGGCGAATGTTTTACCTAAGTAAGCAAGACGAATTCCCTCATTTACTTTTAGTTCGTGGCCGATTTCTTTATTCTCATCGTCGGTGGAATAGTAAAGAGATAGATTAGATACATCCTTTAGAATAAGCGCTGCAGACTTTACACGTGTGTAAACCCAAAATTGAATATCGGAATGCTTTTCGATAATAGTCTTCCAGGCATAAGTATAAGTATCATTGAAGAAATCTCCGTCCCAGTGTATACGGAATAACTTAGGCGCATTTTTCTTATCACAATCAGCAACGAAATCGACAATCATCTCATCTAATAGGCGCACCATTGTTTCATTGTCTGCATTGCGTAGCAATTCCCAATTGTGTAGCAGATTAGTTTTTACTCCTGGGAATAATTTTTCGAGTTTTCCTGCGTAGCAAACACTCTCACAAATACTAGTGGCACCAGGGCACGAGTAATTTTTTCCAGCAGGTAATCCGAAGGTGTTGGCAATTGCGGCTTGCTTTCCATTTTTTGTGACAAGGTTAGCGACCTTTCTATCGTTAGAGCGTTTTAGTTTCATTGGACCTCAATCGTTGGTTGAATAGCAATTATAGCAGAATAGACTGACATTTACCAATCGACACGCAAAAATCCTGGGTGATTAATATCACACTCGTAACGACACGCCCGACCCCGCAGTATTGCGGGCAGCTGATCAATTATCAAATTTATTTTTATGTTTTATTTTGCGTGTGTATTTTTTTTTATTGCGAACAGGTTGCGCCGCATTACTGCGGCGCAATTCCTGAATTCGTTTTACTTTATCTCGAAGTGAATTTTGGAACATTGTATCCACTCGCTTCGTGAAATCGTTTTACATCAAATCGCTCATTATCTTTAGCAAACATTTCAGCGAAATCATTTACCATTTTAGAAAATAAAGCGGGGTGAGTTTTATCGCTAGCATACTTTAGAATTTCTGCGGTAGCGACATAATCTTTGCGTGTCATCATTTTACTACGACCTTTCTGCCTTCACGATAAAATAATTTCGTGTAGCATTTTCCGCTAGGTGTGTAAAGATTTACAGTTGAGTATTCATTAGCAAATCCCCAATCCACATACTTAGCGAATTCGGTGTGAGCCTCTAATTCATCTGAGTATTCTTTTATAAAGTGGATAGGCTCGCTATCACTAGCAACAGTTATTTTATACATTAGTTTCCCTTTCGTTAGTTGAGCATTGGCAAGCCTCTACATCAAAAGTGTCTTCATCTCCGTAGTATAGCCAGCCCTTGCCATAGCAAGTTTCGCAATTAGCGATTTCTAGTGTTTTCATTTTAGTTTTCCTTTCGTTTTGTTATTGCCTATTATAGCCTAAGCCACTGACATTTAGTCGGCTTCGGGGGTATAGAATAAGGCTCCCTCATTAAGTAAGCCTAATTCAATGTTAAATAGTTCATCAGGGGTGGCATCGGATAAATCCACCCAACCTGCGCCGTTTTCATCAAGGCGAAAGATTTCAATAAATCCCATTAGTGTTGTTCCTCGCAATTCTCATCATAGTTAAATTCGCAAAAGTAGCAACCCATTTGCTCGCCGTGTGCTTTACACACATACTTAAATTGTTGTTCATCACAACAGATTTTTATTTCATCTTTAATAAAATAAAATTCGTTTTCGTCAATGTATTCTTTAATCATTTGCTAACTCCAAATCTTTTATGTCTGCGACATAGACATTATCTTTATTTATTCCGTATTTTAATTGAAATTGAAATACATCAATAGCCTCATCATAGTTTTCTGCTTCTACATTTATGTAGGTTAGAAATTCAAAAGTTTTCATTTAGTCACCGACCTTTACTGCTACATAGCGATAAGTATCCTTAAAAGTATTTTGTGCTCTTACCTGAACACGATAAGTATCGCAATCCGCATACCATACGGAATTAGATTTTTCTGCGTCAATTATTTCGCCCGATACTGAGCGAGAGTAATACATTTTTCCCACAAGGAGATTTTCTACGGAATAGACATTTGCTGACATTAGTTGTCACCTTTCGTTTGTTGATAGTAGCAATTATAGCGGATAGCACTGACAAAAGATAATTACTAGCCAGTAATTCCAAATAATGAGACGCTCAAGCCGTGTGATAAAAATCACAAAATCTCGGGCGTGTCGCAAATTTCAGGGGGTTGTGGATAACTCCCGTAAGCCTGTGGATAACCCCGCTCTTTTGCGGGCCAGCTTGATCTTGTCAAGCCGACACGCCGTTATTCTTCTTCTAATTCTGCTAGATAATCTTCATGTTCTACTAAACCAATCGCAAACGCAACGGGATCGCAACACTCTAGAATTTCGGCGGGTGTAAAAGTTGAGTAACCAATTTTTACAGTTGGATAAATATCATTTAGTAAATCTATAAAACTTTCTTTAATTTCTAAATCTTTTTCGAATTGTGTTTTTTCCATTTACTTAACTCCCTTGTATAAAAAATCCCACGCCTTACGGCATAGCAAAATGCTTTCGCAATTATCGCAACAGATAACACCATGAGCATTTAACTCATAGTCATACATGTCTATTGTGGTGGATACCGCACCACATACGGATTTAATCGGTACGAAAGTACTCATTTAGTCACCTTCCATCTTGACCACATAGGTAGTCGCTCAGGGTCGGTATCATCATACCAACGCTCAATGTTATTTTCACAATCTTGGCAGAAAGTAAATTGCTCATCTCTAATTTCTGAGATAGCAGATTTCATAGGGTTATGCTCTGAAAACTCTGAGCATTTTGTTATTGTTAGTGTAGTCATTTTAGACCACCTTTCTTAGCGGATTTCTTTACCGCTTGTTTTTCTTTATACTGGAATTATAGCAGGGGGGTCTGACATCTACTGACGGGTAATCGTACTAAAACGGACATTTTGATTTGTGATTAAAATCACATCATCAATTCACGCTCAAAAATCCTGGGTGATTAAAATCACACCCGTAACGACACGCCCGACCCCGCTCTTTTGCGGGCCAGCTCGACATTGTCAAGCCGACACGCCGTTAGGCTAGTGTGAGTTAGCCCACTCTCTATAGTCGGCTACGATCTCGCGCCACACCATGCGCCCCATGATAAGGGCGGGAATAGCAATACCTAATTGCACTAGTGTTGTTAGTAGTCTATTCATTACGCATTAGCCTTATCTATTAGTAGTGTCATGGCGTTATCTATTTGATTATACGCATTAGCGCATGAATAGCAATAGGTTTCGGTTACTATACCGCCTAGCATTAGCGCATCTATTCCACTATAAACCAAATCGGTATTAGTGCAGTTGATTACTTTACATTCTTTCATTACAGACCCCATTCGTCTTTTTCCATAGGTAGGCAAGGGCTACCTGTCTCGTCATGTTGTATCTTGCGTGTTCGCTTATAAGCCTTATAAACTTTATAGCCGATAGTTAGTAGAGTAGCGGTGATTATTAGTTGCCATGATAGTGCTATGTAGCACCATTTAGTGTCAAGCATAAATCCATAACTACCTAACTCGATTGTAAAAATACCTTCATTCATTTATTAGTTCTCCCATGTTAGTGCGTATAGTTCGGCTAGTTCTTCTGAATCTTCATCATTAAACTCATCTAGAGGTGACTCTTCTTCATCTGTCTCATCTAGGTAAGCGTATGCGTCTGCGACATCTTCTTGAATGGTATCCCATTTAGAGATTGAGTTAGTTTCGTATGAGTATGCGTATGACATTATTTGTTCATCTCCTTAGCAATAGCGTTTGATTTAGTTAGTGCGTCTAGCGCTATGGCTAGAGAGGCAAGGCGTTGAGCCTCGACATGTTGCTTGTATTCTTCTAGGTTCATTAGTTAGTTTCTACCTTTCGCAAGTGTGCTACTACATTTTTAGAAATCTTTTGTAAATCTTTAACTGTCTTAGTCATCTCATCTACGCTATTAGCGGTTTGAAATCCGAGGAAATTAACCCCGTCCCAGATTGTGTATGTGATTGTCATTTATTTTTCTTCTTTCGTTAGTTTGTTATAGTTGGAATTGTAGCATAGTGGAGTGACATTATCAAGGCGACACGCACCCTGTGAGGTGTGAGGTTAGTCACACTCTCCGCAAGGGCATTGAGGAAACTCACGCTCTTGCTTGATACGATTAGCAAGGGTCATTACTAGGCGATAGGTTTCAGCACTAGCGCCACGGAAAGAAACTGTCTCTCCGTTGGCAATCATTTCAGCGCCTAATCGGATACGCTGTCCGAGGTCAAGGTGACCAAATTGTGAATGTTTAATTGTATTTTTATCTAGTGAAGTCATTTTAACTTCCTTTCTTTTTGTTATACCTTAAGCATAGCATGGGGGTCTGACATTTTCAAGTTAAGAATCGGTCAATTCGGACATTTTGACTATGAGTTACATCACATTTACAAAAAATAAGGTGCAATTCGGACATTATGGGCGCACTATCGGAAAATTTCATTCGATTTTTTTTGTGTATCATACATGTAAAAAATATATTAACATTTTCTTAAATCCTAAAAAGCAGTCAACTAGAATATAGGGCGGTGTATAATAAGAACATGGAACCATATGCATCTATAGTTAAGAAACAGCTTGCTCAAATATTAGAGAAAGAGCCTAATGCTGTTCTGATTGAAAAAAACATTGTTGTATTAAAAAACTGGCTATCAGATGATCTTTGTGATAGGCTAGTGAACCACGTAGAATCATTTGGAGAAGATGCTTGGTGGGAAAAAAACAAAAGAGAATGGTGGCATGGTAAGTTCTTTTTTGTAGAGGATCCAGAACTTGATGCAGAGCTAAAACATATGCGTATAAGGCTACAGGAGCTCTTTAGACAGGAGCTTTGGGTAGAAAGCATGAACTCTGTTCACAGAATGACCAAAGGCCAGTCTATGTTCTTACATGCTGACAATTTGGTAGAATCGCTAGGTATGGATAATAAATGCGTATTTGGCGTTACGCACTATATAAGCAATTTTGACGGTGGTGAAATATCCTACCCAAATATTAAATTTATCTATAAACCTGAAAAGGGAGATTTGCTACTACATCCTGGTTGGGAAGAATATGCACATCATACAGAAGATGTTCAAGGAGATAGGATCAGATATATTGTAGCTGGATTTGCATCACTTCCTGAAGCGGAAGAATTAAGAAAAAATGATCAGCTATATGAGGGAATAGATGCAGTTAAAATGTCTAGCGCCGTAACTGGCATATTTGGAGAAGACGATTTGCCTGAAGGATTTTACACAACTCCACATGAGTATTTAGAAAAAAAATATTGATACAATAGATTAATGTTATATATATTTGGAGATTGCCATGTTGAAAACATGCATGATTTAAATATAAAAACTGATAACATTGAATTAATTGGAATAAGAGGGCTTTGGTCATCTTCTTTAAATGAAAAATTATTAAAAGTAAATATTCCTTTAATGGAAATGCAAAACTATAATATTCCAGTTGACCAAAATATAATAGTATTTCTTGGACATGCAGATATTAGAAACACAGAACCTATATATGAAGATATAAAAGCAAAAGTTGACAGATATGTAGAGTTGGCCACAAAATACCTAAATCCTTATTTTCAAAATGTTTATTTTGCAGAACCGTGGCCAATATGGTCTGATTCTCATCCAGATAAACTAAATGCAGAAGATCATTTTAAAAAAGCATTAGCAGTAGCTGTACAAAAATATAATACTAGGATAGTTATAACTCAAAAAGAAATGTATGAGTGCCTAGGCAAAAATGGTGTCTTAAGTTCTGAAAATGTTATAGAAAAAAATGGTAAAGGACTAACTTGGCCAGATAAGTATCTTGAAAAAGTTTTAAATTTAATTATAGCAAAGTCATTGACTTTGTAAAATAACAAATGCTACACTTAGTTTGCTTTGTGGGGGGCTTACCCTGAAACTCAATATGTACCAGATAACATCTGTGGATATATGTTCAGGAACTGCTTTCTCTATCTTTCCAAAAAGAAAAAATTTGGGGGGTAGGGGGGCTTTCCTAAAATCTAATATCCCCAGATAAACTATTAAAAGATATAAGACAAATAGGAGATAGATATGTGCTCAAAAATCACTTGTAGCAAGTGCAATAAAGCAACCTGGACTGGTTGTGGAGAACATATTGAAGATGCCCTAAAAGGTGTTTTCGAAGAGGATCGTTGCAAATGTTAAATTTTTTAAAAAACGGGGATAGAACATTGAATACTCTTTTGGCTATAGCCATAGTAACTGTAATAACTTTTATCCTTGGTATAATGTATCAGATAATAGGCTAATATCTACAAGGAGGAAAATATGGATCAAGTAAGAGTGCCAGATGAATGGCCAAGAAAAAAGAAGATCAGATTTATTGCTTTGTGCTTCTTTGTGATAGCTACATTTCTTTTGTTTAATATATAGGACAATTTGGACATTATGGACATTGATTTAATTACACATCCTAGATCTGCAAAACATTGGTTTAGATGGTATATAGAAAATAACACTGATTTATCCATAGACACACTTCCATATATAAAAAAAACGGGAAGTACAGAGGCAGAAGATTTCTTTAATGCCAAATTAAACAGCTTAACCAATCTTGGTAATACTATGGCAGTAATTAGAAATCCAAAAGACTCCCTTGCTTCATTATTGACTATGGAATCCTTAGAAAATTTAGAATTTAGACTTGAGCAGTATATCTATTACTATGAGTTCATTATAGACAATGTAGAGCATATATTCAGGTTTGAGGATGTTACTTCTGACCCCGCCAAAATTGCAGAGTATTTCTGTAAAAAGAGCAATAAGACTTTTAACCCTGTACAAACAGAATATGCTCAATATGAACAGTGGTATCTGCAAAGTCAGGATCCTAGAAAGCTTATTACCTCAAAGACTAATATCTTGTATGATCAATCTAGGCCAATGATTGATAATATAGATTTATCTAAGCATACTGACCTATATAAGAAAGCATTGGCAAAATGTTTAATATTGTAGCTTCTATTTTTGACTCACTTTCTGCAAGTTGTGTTTCATGTGAAACATGGAGTATAATACTAATATGATAGCTTATGATGTTCCTCTTTCGACCCTCCTTTTTATTATGTGGGCAGGTGTTATAGTAGAGCATAAAATTGGCTCTGAGGAACAACGTCTAGCTCATATGGAGTATTTAAGAAGTTTATACGAAGATCAAAATGATGGTCTCTAATTTTCGGCTCACTTTCCGCCGCACTTTTTTCGCATTAATAATGGAGTAAAAAATTAAAATATTTGATAATTATCTAGATTTATCTTCTTTCACCAAGATGCAATATTCTATTTTAAACAATCAAGATTTTCCATGGAATTACAATGCGTATATAGTGTCTCCAGGTGATAAAAGAGCTTTAGATAGACACCAGTTTACCCACGTTTTTTTTCAAAAATCTCATCAAGAAACTTCTAAATCTATTCATTATCCAGTTTTATCAGATTTAATAGATAAGATAAATCCATCGGATCTATTAAGAGTCAAGGCCAACCTTGGAATAAAAACTTCAGAACATATAGAAGGTGGTTTTCATACAGATACACCCCTTAAACATAATACAGCAATTTTTTATTTAAACACCAATAATGGATACACAAAGTTTAAAGACGGAACCGTCGTAGATACAATTGCTAATAGACTTGTTGTGTTTGATTCTAACCTATTGCATTCTGGATTTTCTCAAACAGACAAAAATGCAAGGTGCGTAATAAACCTTAACTATATAGGCGGATTATCTTGTGAATAAACGCGGTAAAGATGAAATTTGATAAAGTTTATGTAGACGACAATATCTTTTATATAGAAAACTTTATATCTAAAGAAGATTTAGTTACCTTAAACAATGCGATAAAGTCAGATTCTCATATAGAAGACTACGGACACCCATCACACACTTCTTTAATTATAGAAGAAAGTAATTTTACCAATATTTGGCATGGATATTTATCAAAGCTTGATGATTTTTTTAACAATGAAACAGAAATTTTAATCAGGCCCTATACAGATTTTGTGTCACTGATTAAATATAGAAATTTTGATTTTTCTTCAAATGATGTTCCAGAAGATTTTGCAAACTCTAGCTATATAATGCCTCCACACTCAGATGATATTCCTTACGATTTGTCGGAAAAAGATTTAAACGAAAGAAAATCTTTTGTATCGAAGGGTATCATTATATTTATTAACGATGACTTTGAAGGCGGAGAAGTTGTATATGTAAATAAAGATATATCCATTAAGCCTAAAGCTGGAACACTAGTTTGCCACCCTGGAACAGAAGAGTATTCTCATGCCGTAAATAAATTTTATAATGGAGACAGAATAATAGTCTCAATGTTTGTACACAAGCTTCTGTAAGATATGACTAAAATAAAAACCCCAATCAGAGGCGGATCCGATTGGGGTTAAGCACTTACGTGCATACGTAAGGAGTTTTATCTCGACTTACGTAATTTTATTTTTATTTTCTTTATATTAAAAAATCTAATAAAAAAATTTTCTATCCTGCACTCAAAACATTTACAAAGTGACAAAACTTGTTGATCCATTCTAAAGTATGGAGTGTTCATTACTTTGCCAAAATGTTTAGGTGACATAAACTAATTATATCACTTATTTTATTTATTGTTGAGCTAGTATGTCATTTTCATCAAGCTTATTGTATATTTCAGACATAAAGTAAACCATAGCTGGACGCGCCTCATTTGTTTTTGATTCTACTTCTTCTTCAGTCATTCCAGACATTAATGCCATTTTTGTATTTACTGATTCATATACTGCAACCATAAGTTCTACTACTGAATCTTTATCTTTATTCATTCTTTTCATCTTCCGCTCTAAATGCTGGGGAAGGTCCCAGCAAAAAACCATCTTCATGATATTTTACCATTTTTTCAATCTCATTGCTAGCCCCTGTATTTTTAGCTATTAGACATAATACGTCATATATTCTATGAAGCATTATATAGTTGACCATAGGCAAGTTATCTTCTAAATTATTACTCGGCTTGTCCATTTTTTACTTTCATGTCTTCAAGCAATTCATCAATAGTTGTTAAACCTCTAGATTTAGCTTCTTCAGCATATTCTTTAACTACAATAAGAGCTTTTTCTGCAAGAAGCAAGCCAGGCATATGCATGCATGGAATATTTCTAGCAACTTTAGCTCTTAAAGCTTCATCAAATTCGTTATTTAGCGGCATTCTTTACACCCTCCAGCATTTTTGAATAAACAGCACTTCCAATATAATTTTTATATTGGCAAGAAAGACAGTATACAAAGATTTCTTCTTTTTCGTCTTGGTTGGAAAAGAGAAGACCTTGGTCTAATGGACAAATCATCTCTGACACAAGGCCTTCCCTTGACAGAGCTAAATATTCAGACACTATTTGTATCTTGATATTAACTCCTTACTCCTTTTTAGATGGAAACTTGCCTAACCACTCTTTTGTTCGAGGAGTTAAACCTTTCCATGACGACCAATCTTGACCGCCATTGGTCATATAATACGTTATCTCTGCGTTGATTGCTGGATCGAATAACGAGTAGTTACTATCCAGTTTGAATTTTTCTTTACGATCATCACCTAGGTTTCCCAACATGTTGATTTGAAAAATTCCGTAAGAGCTGTCTCCAGTCTTACTGTTACCGTTATAAGCCATTGGGCGTCCATTAGACTCCTTTTTAGCTACGGCCCACGCCATTTTAAGGGCGCTACCCTCAAAGCCTACAGCTTCGAGAAGTTCAACCAATTCTTTGTCTGTTAAAGACTCGGATGGTTTCCACACAGTATTACTGAATTGCTTCAGTTTTTCCTTGTTAAGTTGTGCTTCGGTTTTTACATCTGGTTTTACAACCAGTGCAGATGCTGATTGCATTATTTCTGGTTGACCAGTAAATAAAAACAGTACAGCTACTGCTATTGCAACATAGTGATGTAAGACATCGCTAAGTTTTTCTTTTATATTCTCCATAGGCATTTCCTCCAATAGAGATAACGAACTATAAGAATACCATTACTTATTGTTATATGTCAACCTAAAAATAGCAATTTGTATATTGTAGTTAACTAATAAAGAGCTAGTTTTTCTTATTTTATATTAAACGCTTCCCTTCTATAAAGAACTTTGGTAGAATAAGACTCTTACTAAAAATTATGTGCCGTTGGGCGGAAAAGAGACAAAATGACAAAAATTCAAAACTTTAAACAATCCTCAGATTACTTTGATGAGAAGCCAATGGTATTACTTGAGCCAAATGCAAACAGTGCTTTGATAGAAAACCCATACGAAAATTTCATAGCTATTTCTAGATATGCCAGATGGATACCCGATCTAAATAGAAGAGAAACATGGAAAGAAACCGTAGACAGATATTTTTCTTTTATGCTGAATAACCTAAAAGAAAATTTTGACTATACTCCAGATAAAATCCTTCTTTCAAATCTTAAAGATGCTGTATATAAAAGAAATGTAATGCCTTCTATGAGAGCTGTGATGACTTCTGGTCCCGCCCTAGAAAGAGATAATGTTGCTGGGTATAACTGTTCATATTTACCAGTTGATCACCCAAGAGCGTTTGACGAAACCATGTATATTCTAATGTGTGGATCTGGAGTTGGATTTTCAGTAGAATACAAATACATTAATAAGCTGCCTTCAGTCCCACAAACTTTAGAAAAAGTTTCTGATGTTATTGTTGTAGAGGATTCTAAAACAGGATGGGCAACAGCCTACAAGATGCTTCTAAAAAATCTTTGGGACGGAAAAATACCATCATTTGATGTTACAAAAGTTAGACCAGCAGGAGCAAGACTTAAAACCATGGGCGGAAGATCATCTGGCCCACAACCTCTTGTAAACCTGTTTGATTTTACTATTGCAAAGTTTAAAACTGCTGCAGGAAGACAACTTAAGCCAATTGAAGCCCACGACATAATGTGTAAGATTGGCGAGGTTGTTGTTGTTGGAGGAGTTCGCAGATCAGCTATGATTTCTCTTTCTAATATAAACGATATAGAAATGGCTCAAGCAAAATCTGGAAACTGGTGGGAACACAATCCACAACGTGCTCTTTCAAATAATTCTGTAGCATATTCTAGAAAGCCAGATATGGAGCAGTTTATTTCTGAATGGAAATCGCTATACGATTCAAAATCTGGAGAGCGAGGAATCTATAATGTTGCAGCAGCACAAAAACAAGCTGCATTGAGCGGGAGAGACCCAGAGATACACTATGGAACTAATCCCTGCTCAGAAATCATATTAAGACCAAATCAGTTCTGTAACTTGTCAGAAGTTGTTATTCGTGAAAATGATGATGAAGAGTCTGTTTCTAGAAAAGTAGAGCTTGCTTCAATACTTGGTACATGGCAATCTACACTAACAAACTTTAAGTACATAAGAGATGTTTGGAGAAAAAATACAGAAGAAGAAAGACTCCTTGGCGTATCTTTAACTGGTCAGTTTGGAAATTCTTATTTTTCTGGAAAATATCAAGCCCATAAAAAAGAAGGTTATACATGTAGGTACGCATGTCCTGGAAATTGCGAAAATTTAGATCACATTAAAGAAGATGATCACCTTCGCTTAGAACATGCTCTACAAAGACTAAAGATCAGAGCTAACGAAGCAAATAAAAAAGAGGCATTAAATATTGGCATAAATCCTTCTGCCTCTGTTACATGTGTAAAGCCTTCTGGAACAGTTTCACAGCTTACTGGAGTTTCTTCTGGCATGCATCCTTGGCACTCAGAATATTACATAAGAACAGTTCGTGGCTCAAAGGGAGATCCAATTTCAATTTTTCTTAAAGAGATTGGAATACCAGTAGAAGACGATGTTATGAAGCCAACCGAAACTTATGTTTTTTCTTTTCCTGTAAAGGCACCAGAAGGTGCGACACTTAGAAAAGACCTTACAGCCATAGAGCACCTTGAGCTTTGGATGATATACCAAAAGGCTTGGTGCGATCATAAGCCATCAATTACAGTATCTGTAAAAGACGAAGAGTGGATGGAAGTGGGTTCCTGGGTATATAAAAACTTTGACGATCTTTCTGGAATTTCTTTTCTTCCATACTCTGATCACTCTTACAAGCAAGCTCCATACCAAGAGGTTTCAAAAGAAGAATATGAAGATCTGGTATCAAAGATGCCTAAAAGCATTAGATGGGAAGATTTATCTTTCTACGAGCTAGAAGATGGTACTTCTACAAATGCAACGCTTGCATGTAGCTCTGATGGAAATTGCGAATTGGTAGATATTAGCGCATAGTGGTACAATTATAGAATTGGGGTAAAACCCAAAATTCCTGGGCAACCCGCCTAGAAATAAGGAGGATCAAAAATGGCAAAAGCTAAAGAAGATCTTAATGAAGATGGAAAGGTTACAATGCAAGAGAAAATTCTAGCAGCACTAGCAAGTTATGGACGTCATTTTCTAGGAGCAGCGATTGCTCTATATATGACTGGCAACACGAGTCCAAGAGACCTACTACTGGGCGGATTTGCTGCCACAGCACCCGTAATTTTGAAAGCACTTAATCCAAACGAGCCATCGTTCGGATTCACTAAAAAGTAAAACAGTCAATTAGAAATACTCCTGTGCTAAAATTAGTACAGGAGTATTCCTATTTAGGAGACTATGGCAAATGGCAGGACAAAAGAATTTCGAAGTAGATCAAAATGCGACATTCAGCTTTGTAGTAGAATATAAAGATGAAAATGGAAATGCGATTGATCTAACTTACGCATCTGCAAAAATGCAGATACGTGATGTAAAGGGTGGAACAAAGTTAGCAGTAACTTTAACATCTCCAAGTGGCGGTATTGTAATAGATGGCTCTCTTGGTAAACTAACTGTAACTCTTACACCAACTCAAACAAATAAACTCTTTTATCCAAAATCAGTATATGACATTATGGTCGTAGATTCTAATACGAATAAGATAAAGCTCCTTGAAGGGTTTCTTACCCTAAATAGATCGGTAACTATATAATGGCTGAATCTGTAGTTGTTAGAGAGCAAATAAATAAAGTTATAGTGTCTTCTCCAGGTCCACAAGGACCAAGAGGAAGAACAATACTGAATGGATCTGGTGAACCCGCAGGAAATTTTGGGCTCGCAGGAGACTTTTATTTTGATACAACATCTGCAGTTTTTCACGGTCCAAAACTTTCTGATTCAACTTGGTCAGGCTCAGGGAAAATATTTTTAACAAATAATACTCTGGCGTATGATTGGGAATTGGCTCAAGTAACGGGACCAGTATTGGGAATATATTCTGTTGCTATTGTTCACGGTCTTGGATTTAGTCCAAACGTAACAGTCAAGTCCAGCGCAGGAGATATTTTAGAAACTGGAATAGATTATAATAGTTTAAACCAAATAACACTGACTATGGCTCAACCATTTTCAGGGACAGCATACCTGTCATAAGGAGATAGCAAATGGCAAGAAAATTTTTAGTTAGCGTTGATCTCAACAAGAATGAGTTGCTCAATGCTAGAATCCAAAACTTAGGCTCAGCGCCTTCAAATCCAGTATCTGGTCAAATATACTACAATACTGGGACAAATATTCTTTACTTCTACAATGGAACAGAGTGGACACCTGCATCTGGTTCTACAGAAGTAATTCAAGACATTATTGGTTCGTCCGTATTAGCAGGAACAGCTTTAACCGCAACATACGACGATACCGCAGGCACAACAACATTAAAGCTTAATGATACAGCAGTAACTGCTGGATCATACGGATCAACAACAGCAATTCCTACATTTACAGTTGACGCTCAAGGTCGTTTGACTGCAGCTGGAACAGTAAACGTAGCAACCAATCTTTCGGTTGCTGGAGACACTGGAACAGACACAGTTGACCTTCTTACAGATACACTCACAGTTGCTGGCGGAGAAGGAATTGATGTAGCCGTAACAAATAACACAATTACAGTATCTGCAGAAGATGCAACATACACAAATAAGGGTGTTGCTTCATTTAGCTCAACAGATTTTACAGTTACAGCAGGAGCAGTATCTCTTAATAAAGATCCAGTAATTACACTTTCAGGAGATGTAACTGGCTCTGCAACAATGACAAACCTTGGCAATGTAGAAATAACAACTACAATTCAGCCAAACTCAGTAACTCTTGGCACTGATACAACTGGTGACTATGTAGCTACAATAGTTGGAACAGCAAATGAAATTACAGTTTCTCCAAATAGTGGTGAGTCTGCAGCAGTAACAATTGGTCTTCCAGATGATGTAACAATAGCTGGAAACTTGCTTGTAGGCGGAAACCTAAATGTAACAGGAACAGTTAATTCTGTAAATACTACACAGGTAAATATTGAAGACAACAAGGTTAACCTTAATACCAACTTTACTGGAAGCCCAACTACAGATGCTGGTATTCGCGTAGAGCGTGGAACATCATCAGATGTAGAAATTCTTTGGAATGAGTCAGATGACAAATGGACATTGACTAATAATGGAACAAATTATCATTCAATTGCAAGAAAGCATTCTGAGATACTAACATTAAACTCTACAACTCATTCAGTTAATCATAACCTAGGAACAAAGGATGTTGTAGTTTCTATATATGAAGTTGCAACACCATACGCAGAGGTACTTGCAGATGTTGAGCATACATCAGACTTATCTGTAACTATTAAATTTGCAGTTGCACCAGCATCTGGAGAATATAAAGTAGTTGTCGTAGGCTAAGTAAAAAATGAAACTTAAGTCTTCGTTAAACCTTCTAACACTGGCAGAAAATCCATCTACAGGCTTAGAAGGCGACGTATACTTTAATATTATAACAAAAAATATTAGAATATATAATGGAGAATTTTGGGTAGACATTACTCCTAAGAGTGATGATCCTACTCCATTTTACATGCATACTCACGCATATGATGGTTCAGTACACACAATAAATACACAAAATCCAATTACTTTTAAAGATATTAATACAACGCAAAATGTTTTAGAAAACACACCGCTTGTTGTAGGATTTGATGGTGGTGGACCAAGTGATGATCTAGATTCACCTACATTTGAAGACCTATCTTTACTTTCAGGTGGGGCACCAGATTCTTTATACTATCCAGAATCTGATAATGTTGTAATTAGTGGTGGAGATTCCTCTAATCAAAATGCAACAGTAATAAATGGAGGGGATTCAAGTGGCAACTAGAATTCAATTAAGAAGAGATATAGAAGATGATTGGTTTAGAGACAATCCAATATTAAGATCTGGAGAAATTGGAATATCTTTAGATTTAAATACATTTAAAATTGGAGATGGATCAACTCCTTGGAGAGATCTTGCTTATGCTTTATCGGGAACATTAGGTGAATATATTCCGTTAAATCAAAAATCAGTTGCTAATGGAGTTGCAGCACTAGATTCTAGTGGCAAAGTACCAGATTCTCAAATTCCAGCAGGAATTGCAAGGGATTCAGAAGTATCTTCAGCTATTACAACAGCTATAAATAATTTAGTTGATGGAGCACCTGGTGCACTGGATACATTCAATGAACTAGCAGCAGCAATAAATGATGATGCTAACTATGCAACAACTCTTACATCAGCCTTAGCAACAAAGGCTAACTCGGCTGATGTCACAACAGCAATTTCAGCAGCAGCTTCAACAGCCGCATCAGATGCTACATCTAAGGCCAACGCAGCTCAGGCTGCATCAACTGCAGCAGCAGCAGTTGATGCTACAACCAAGGCCAACGCCGCTCAAGCAGCAGCTATCTCAGCATCAGCAACAGATGCTACTACAAAGGCCAACGCAGCTCAGACAGCAGCAGTTGCGTCATCAGCAACAGATGCTACAACCAAGGCCAACGCCGCTCAAGCAGCAGCAGAAGCAACTGCAGCAACAGATGCTACTACCAAGGCCAACGCCGCTCAAGCAGCAGCTATCTCAGCATCAGCAACAGATGCTACTACCAAGGCCAACGCCGCTCAAGCAGCAGCAGGAACAGAAGCAGACACAAAAGTTTCTACTGCAATATCAGCACTTACAAAATCTTCGGTAGGACTTACAAATGTTGACAATACTTCAGATGCCAACAAGCCCGTCTCAACCGCACAGGCTACAGCAATTGCAACAGCTAAGTCTGAAGCAATTGCAGATGCAACATCTCAAGTAAATGCAGTAATTTCATCAGCTCCAGCAGCACTTAATACCCTTGATGAACTAGCAGCAGCACTTGGTGATGATGCAAGCTTTGCTGCAACAGTAACATCTAGCCTTACGGCAAAGGCACCAATTGCATCACCTACATTTACTGGAACCGTATCTGGAATTACAAAATCTATGGTTGGCCTTGGCAATGTTGATAACACTTCTGATAGCAATAAACCAATATCTTCATTAACTCAAACTGCTTTAAATGCAAAATCTGATAACTTAATATCTACAGATATAACAACAAGTACAAGCTATTCAATATCATCTTCTGATCTTTATAAAAGAATAGAGTTTAATTCGACATCACCAATTACAGTTACTATACCAGCAGATATCACTTTAAATCTTCCAGTTGGCTCTAGCATTGAATTTCTTCAAGCAAATACTGGAAAGATAACTGTTCAGGGAGAGAGTGTGTCTGTTTTAATATATGGACCAGACAATCAGTTTAAGTCTAGAGTTCAGTGGTCATCAATATTTATTGAAAAAAGAGCAGCAAATAGTTGGTTGGTAACTGGCGATACGGAAGCCTAATGAGAACTGCTAAAAAGAAAAGAGTTGTTAACTCTAAGCTTAAGGCATATCAGCAATTTTTAGATAGTTTTGGCGGTACAACATTAAAAGCTGGGTGGAAGTCTTACAGAGGATCCTGGGTGCTTGGCACTGGAGTTGCTATAAGCAGCTCAGATCCATCTGCGTATGCAATATCTGGAGTTAAGCTTTCGCTTCCAAATCTTACGGCATCTGCTGGAGTTACTGGCGGAACAGGATTAACATATTGGGTATCAGATGCTAATAGCTGGGTGGCTTCTGTTTCTTACAATACTACATCTACAAGCTATCCATGCAATACTGGTTTAGTAACTAATGAAAGTAATCCACCATCTGCAAATTGTTGTGGAGGGGTTTCAACAATACCTGGATCTCCTGCATTTTCATATTCAGCACAATTGAATCCTGCTTATTCTTTTTCCTATACCGCACAATTTAATCCTTCCTATTCTTTTTCTTATACGGCTGCATACCAAAATGCTTCTTCATATAGCTACACAGCATACACTCAACCAGCCTCTAGCTTTACATATAGTGCAAGTAGTTCTTATACAGCAGAAACAAGATGTTGTGCCGCCACCAATATTGCTAAAGATTTTTATCAAAGAACAAACGCAATACCGTTATGTTCGCAATGCAGTGGTCCATGTGAAGAAACATATTCTTTTAGCCAATGTTGTCCTTCAGGTACAACAAAGGCCTCTGGCAGCGCAACATGTTATTACCCAGGCTCAACTACACTCTCTTGCCCATCTGGAGGAACCTTGTCTGGAAGTACTTGTACGGTAAGTACTCCAGCGTCAACTACTTGTCCTTCGGGAGGAACTTTATCTGGAAATAATTGTATAGTTGATGTGGCTGGATATTATCATTGTCCTTCAGGCGGGAGCCTTAGTGGTTCTACCTGTACTGTTTCCGTAGCGTCTAGTTACAGCTGTCCTTCAGGCGGAAGCCTTAGTGGGTCTACCTGTACTGTTTCCGTAGCGGCTAGTTATAGCTGCCCTTCAGGAGGATCTTTATCTGGAACAACATGCTTTGTTGGCGCTGGACCAACTCAATACAGCTGCTACACTCAAACAACAACACAAACAAATTATAATTATTATTTAAAAGTAATAAAGTCAATCGGAGGAGCAGTAAGCTCAGTTGGAACAGATGTTGCATTGCCATCGCAGCCGCTAGCAATAAAAGTTATTATTTCGGGAACAAATGTTCAATCTATTGCATATTCTACAATAGGGATGACCAATTCTATAGGAGAAAGATCAGACATAATTACTTCACCAAATAGAACAGGAGTAGTCGGAATAATAAAGTCTCAATCTCCTTATAATCAAGGCTCGACAGTTTCTAACTTTTCTGCTACAATATAAATATAAATAGAAAGAGATAATAATGAAAAATCCATACATGAGAGATGCCAGGCCCTGGGATCTCTTTAATAAAGATCTTGGCAGGGTGGATGAAAGTCTAGCTCAAGAGCGACTTGAAATATGCAAGGTGTGCCCAGAGCTTATTAAAACAACCTCTCAATGCAAGAAGTGTGGATGCATTATGAATCTAAAAACAAAATTACCAAACGCCAGCTGCCCCCTAGGCAAATGGTCTGCAGTTAATCCAGATGAAAATGAGGAGATTATATAATGGAAAATCCACCAATTAAAGTTGCTTTTGTTATTGATGGCAAAGTTGTAGATGTTCTACACACAGATGAAAGGCTTGCTTCAATATTTTTAAGCGACCCAATAGTTATAGATGTAACTGAAATTTATGCCAACGGAGGAGTTAGTATTAATATGACAAACTGGGACTGGGATGGAGAAAATTTTTCATACCCCGCATCATCAGCAAACGGCTCACAAACAGAGGCAGAAATCTTAGCAGAAGATTTAGCAATAGAAGAAGCAGACAAGCAACTTTAATTATTTAGAAGGGTCGGCGATGAAGAAAAAAATTCTTAAGTTTGCTATGTACGATGAAGTCTTTAGTCCGATAGTTCCAATAAAATCTTTAGTTCCTGATTGGTACAAGGCTATAGATAAATTTAAAGATGGAGCAAAGCAATACAGTCTTAATCCACCAAATGTTACAGTAAAAGCCTGTGGTCCATATATGGATTCAATGCTTACTGGTTATGCTTTAACTGCTCCTATAGATTTTTTAGTTGAAATAGAAGATGGAAAGCCAAGGATTAGACACAGGCTAGACGGACATTTTTTTGGAGAAAGATCTGCAAATCAAGAGGTGCCCGCTCCCCCAGGATTTTATAGCCAGCAGTTTGCCTGGGAATCAAAGGTGGCAATTAGCGTACCAGAAGGTTATAGCTTTTTATTTACTCATCCACTAAACAGAGTTGACCTTCCATTTTACACTCTTTCTGGAATAGTCGATGGACCGTATGACATGCAGCCAGGCAACTTTCCATTCTACATAAGAAAAGGCTTCTCTGGAATAATTGAGGCTGGCACACCAATAGCCCAAATTATACCCATTAAAAGAGAGCCCTGGAAAGCTGTTTCAGATTTAGATATAATCAAAGATGCAGAAAGAAACCATAAGCTTTCTACCAAGTCCATGATTGGCTGGTATAAGCAAAACATATGGCAAAGAAAAAGTTACGAGTAGCATAAGCGTCTTCTACATTACTTAAAAAATATGGAAGTTTTAAATTATAATTTTTTATAATGTATAATTAAACCATAAGCAAGACTGCTTGGAGGCAAAATTGGCTACAAATTACCCAACATCAAAAGATAACCTTACAAATCCTGCCGCAACTGAATCAATGGAAGGCCACGCAACGCTGCATGGTAACGTCAATGATGCAATTGAGGCAATTGAAAACAAACTTGGTGTAAACGGATCAACAGATGTAAACTCTATAGATTATAAGGTAAGTCAGCTTCAAACAAACCTATCTACCCTGGATGCAGAAAATGCTTCAGAGCTTCTTGGTTTGGACGGGAACAATGATCTTACTATAGACGGTATAGAAAACAAAACAACTATAGACTCATTTTCCAAGACAGTATACAAGACGGTTAGGTACACATTGCAGATTGATAAATCTGTTGGGAACCTAACACATACGTCAACTATTGCAGTACTTAATGATGGAACTAATGTTTACATCTCAGAATCAGACATAGTATCAAATACAGATTTATCACTAGCCACAGTTACTTTTGAAGAAAATAGCGGTATAATAAGTCTATGCGTAACACCTGTTTCAGGATCAATAAAAGTAAGATATTTTAGAACAGCACTAAAAGCATAAAAAAGCAGTAAAAGGGAGTCATATAAATGGCAACAGTAAACAAAAACTTTAGAATTAAAAATGGTCTGATCGTTGAGGGTGCTACAGCTACCGTTAACGGTTTTGGTGTATTAACCAAGGCACAGGCAGACCAAGACTACATTGTTGGTCTTATTGGTGGTACAGCAACTTCAGCTAATACAGTAAATACTGTAGTAAAGCGCGACGGCTCAGGTAACTTTGCCGCAGGAACAATTACTGCTACATTTGTTGGTAACCTTACTGGTGACGTAACAGGTACAGTTTCAAGTCTTTCAAACCATGACACGGCAGACCTTGCAGAAAATGCAGCAAACAAATACTTTACAAACCAAAGAGCACTTGATGCAACATCTGCAGCATACGATGCAGCAGGCTCAGCAGCAGCAGCACAGTCAGCAGCAACTACAGCAGCAGCAACAGATGCAACAACTAAGGTAGCAGCAGAAGCAGCACTTAGAGTTTCAGGCGACGCAGCTTCAGTTTCAACCGCAGCAGCAGACGCTACAACTAAGGCTAACGCAGCACAAGCAGCCGCTATCTCAGCAGCAGCATCAGATGCTACAACTAAGGCTAACGCAGCACAGTCAGCAGCAACTACAGCAGCAGCAACAGATGCTACAACTAAGGCTAACGCAGCACAAGCAGCAGCAGAAGCAACAGCCGCATCAGATGCTACAACTAAGGCTAACGCAGCACAAGCAGCCGCTATCTCAGCAGCCGCAACAGATGCTACAACTAAGGCTAACGCAGCCCAAGCAGCCGCTATCTCAGCAGCCGCAACAGCAGCTGGAACAGCAATTTCAACAGCGGTAGACAACCTTGTTTCAGGAGCACCAAATCTACTTAATACACTTGATGAATTAGCAGCAGCAATTGCAGACGATGCAAATTATGCAACAACTATGACATCAGCTTTGGCAACAAAAGCTCCACTAGCTTCACCAGCACTAACTGGTGTACCAACAGCACCTACTGCAGCAGCAAATACTGATACAACTCAGATTGCAACTACAGCATTTGCTAAGGCAGAAGCAGACGCAGCACAAGCAGCAGCAGAAGCTACAGCCGCATCAGATGCTACAACTAAGGCTAACGCAGCCCAGTCAGCAGCAACTACAGCAGCAGCGACAGATGCTACAACTAAGGCTAACGCAGCTCAAGCAGCAGCAGAAGCAACAGCAGCCTCTGCTCTTTCAACACACAGCGCAGATACAACAAACATTCACGGAATTGCAGATACTTCACTTCTAGCAACTACAGCTAATGTATCAACAGCAGTTTCAACAGCAGCATCAGATGCTACAACTAAGGCTAACGCAGCTCAAGCAGCAGCAGAGGCAACAGCAGCAGCAGCTAACACAGCTCAGCAAAACGGAACTACATCATTTACAGCAATAAATTATAACGATGTTGCTAAGCAGGTTGCAGCAACAACTGGAAATATTGCGGTGGCAGCAGAAACAACAGCTATCTCATGGGTAGCAGCAAATTACAGAAGCGCTAAGTTTGTAGTTAAAGTAAAGAATGGTGTGCATACTCAGGTCTCAGACTTAGTAGTAACACTTGATACTGCAAACAATGTAGCAGTTTCTGAATATGGAATTACATATTCAAACGGAACAGAATTAGCTGCAGTAACAGCAGATTACTCTGGATCAGATGTAAGAATTAGAGTAACCCCAGCAAACGCTAACACTGAAGTTGTCGTTGTTGGAACACTGATTAAATAATTAAATAAGAAGGTTAAGGGGTTCCTTTAAAAAACCCCACCAAAAACTTAGGGGATATGTGAACTTAAATGGCAACAGTAGATAAGAATTTTAAAGTAAAGAATGGGCTCAATGTCGCAGGAACTGCCACATTTGGGTCTAATGTCGTTTTAGGAACAACACCCCTTAGATTTGATACAGCAACAAACAAGCTACAAATACAGCTAAATGGAGCATGGGTTCCAATAGCTTTTAATTCAGATATTCCAGATACAAGTACACAGGTTACTTTTATGGATATTGGTCTAGCCATTGACTACAACGGAGCACCAATATACACAGTACAGGGAAATGGAGTTAGCCCTGAAGGAACAAGCAAGTTTGTAGATGGTGGATCGCCATCCTCTACAGATGCCGATGTTTCTATGATTTTTGACTCTGGATCTATAGCTTAAAGCAATAAATGATACAATAAGCAGTATAAATAAAATATATAAGGGGTAATAAAATGGCAACAGTAAGATTACAGTTAAGAAGAGGTACAGATGCTCAATGGGATGCAGCAAATCCAACCCTAGCAGCTGGAGAAATTGGTATTGAAACAGATACTAATACATTTAAATTTGGAGACGGAAGCACCCCTTGGAACTCACTAAGTTATGCTCTCGCACAAACAGTAGACGATTATATTCTTCTAACTACAAAGGGCGTTGCAAATGGTGTAGCCTCATTAGATTCATCAGGATTTATCCCATCAGCTCAACTCCCACCACTTGCTAAAGTAACAGTCAGCGCTGTTGCAAACCAAGCAGCAAGACTAGCATTAACAGCAGAATCTGGAGACATTGCAATTCAGTCAGATACTGGAACAACATATGTTTTGTCAGCATCACCCGCAAGCACTGATGGTAACTGGAAAGTTATTTCAGCAACAGAAGCTATCTCAGCCGCAGTTGCAACACACCAAGCAGACACAACAGATGTTCACGGAATTGCTAATACAGCTCTTCTAGCAACAACTGCAAACGTGGCAACTGCTAAATCAGAAGCACAGGGTTATACAGATACTCAAATAAATGCAGTTCTTAATGCTGCACCAGCAGCACTTAATACACTTGACGAACTTGCATTAGCACTTGGTGATGACGCAAATTTTGCAGGAACTGTTACAACTTCTCTTAGCTTAAAGGCGCCATTAGCATCACCAACATTCACTGGAAACGTAACTCTTCCATCAACAACTTTAATTGGTGACGTTAATAACGTAGAAATAGGATATATAAATGGTGTAACTTCTAATGTTCAAGTACAGATTGATGCAAAAGCACCATCAGCTTCACCAACATTTACTGGTACGGTAACTCTTCCAGAGTCAACTTCAATTGGTGATGTTAGCAACCTAGAAATAGGTTACCTAAACGGAGTAACTTCTGGTGTTCAAACTCAAATCGATGCTAAGTTAGCATCAGCAACAGCTGCTAGCACTTATGCACCTCTAGCATCACCAACACTTACTGGTACAGTAACTCTTCCAGAATCAACTTCAATCGGAAACGTAAGCAACCTAGAGATTGGATACCTAAATGGCGTTACTTCTTCTGTTCAAACTCAAATTGATGCAAAGCTAGCAAGCGCAACAGCTGCTACAACTTATGCACCATTGGCTGGACCAATATTTACAGGAACAGTAACATTGCCAAATTCAACTGATATTGGAGATGTTAGCTCAACAGAAATCGGATATGTAAATGGAGTAACATCCAGCATTCAAACTCAGATAGATGCTAAGGCACCACTAGCCTCACCAACATTTACAGGCACAGTTACCCTGCCAGCATTAACAGTATCTTCAAGCATGCTTGCTGCAGACGCAGTTACTTCTGGAAAAATTGCAAATGGAGCAATTGTAAATGAAGATATTTCTGCATCAGCAGAAATTGCAACATCTAAAATTTCAGGACTTGATACAGCTCTTGGACTAAAAGCACCACTAGCCTCACCAACCTTTACTGGAACAGTAACAATTCCTTCAGGCGCAAGCATTTCAGGATTTGCACCTCTTGCATCACCTACATTTACTGGAACAGTAACTACAGGACATATTCTACCAGCAACAGATGTTTCATCTGACTTAGGATCCCCCGCTAAAATGTGGAGAGATATTTATGTTGGTCCAGGATCCCTGTACGTTAACGGACAAAAGGTTCTTCAAACTGACGCAGGTGACGTTGTTGTTACTGCAGATGTTAATGAAAACTTGGCATTAAGAACAAGCGGAGACGGTAATATTGAGCTTGACCCAACAGGTTCTGGCTCTGTTACAATCAAGGCACCGCTTGTAATTCAAGCAGGAAACAATATTTCAAATAGCGATGGCAACGCAGTTACTTTTGGCGGTGCTATTAAAGCAGACACAATCTCTAGTAAGACAGCAAATACAGACCTATCTTTATCTGCTGATGGAACAGGAAAAGTTTACCTTAATGACAATGCAGAAGTAAGCGGAAACCTTGTTGTTGGTGGAAACCTGACAGTAAGCGGAACAACTACAACTGTTAACAGCGAAACGATTTCCTTGGCTGACAACATTATTGACTTAAACAGCAACTTTACTACTGGTACTCCAACAGAGAATGCAGGAATAAAGATTAAGCGTGGAGACTCTTCTGATGTTCAAATTCGTTGGAATGAATCTACCGATAAGTGGGAGTTTACAACTGATGGAACAAATTATTCTGTAATAGCACCAACAGATTCACCAACATTTACTGGTACAAATACTGTAGCAGCTCTTACAGCATCAGGATTAATTACAGCCTCTGCTTCAGGTGTAGCATTTACAGATGGAACTCAGACAAAAGCTGGAGTCCCATCACTTACAACAATTGGAACAACAATATCTGCAGCATACAACCTATCAACAGGTGGACTCGCATTGAGAGATCAATTAATTCCAATATCAGGAACATATGTTGTAACTGTGCCAACAAATGCAACAACAGCATTCCCAGTTGGAACCTCAATTGATTTTTATCAATCAGCAGGAACTGTTGCAAGTTTTGCTGGTGCAGTTGGAGTTACAATCCAAGCTACACCAGGATTAAAATTAAGAACAACATATTCATCAGCGACATTGACTAAGGTTGCAACAGACACTTGGTTACTAGCTGGAGACTTAACAGCATAATTAAAAAAATAAAGATAGGGGCTAAATAAATGGCAAATAAGAAAATAGGTAGAAAATCCTCAGCACAGGATAACTTCTTAGAACCAAGTGCAGTTACTTCGTTAACTGCAGGAAATGTGGGTACTGGGCGAGCATATAATAATGGCGCAGCATCTCTTACATGGTCTTTGCCAGCCGCATCACCTCCAGCAACACTTTATACCATTACATCAACCCCAGCAACAACAACACAAACTACTTCTAGCACTAGTTATACATTTACTGGATTAGCAAGTGCCACGGCTTATACTTTTACAGTTGTTGCCTCTAACGCTGCTGGTTCATCTCAAGCAACAACATCAGCATCAATAACTGCTACAACAGTTCCGCAAGCTCCAAACGCATCTGTTTCAACAAGTGCCGCTGGGCCAAGCCCAGTCCCAGCTTCTGGAAATGACAGAATTACTTTTTCTGCAAATGCTACTGGTGGAAGTGCAATAACTACTTTCCAAATTACTTCTAGCGTTCGTGGATCTTTATCTGCTTCTGCAACATCTCCATTTGATACAGCATCTCCAAACTCTGAAACTTATACTGTTTACGCATCAAATGCAAATGGACAGTCTCTTGGCACGACAACTGGAACTGTAGAAACTTTTACGCCACCACACTTCCCACCGTTCTTCCCACCACACTTCCCACCGTTCTTCCCACCGTTCTTCCCACCACACTTCCCACCGTTCTTCCCACCACACTTCCCACCGTTCTTCCCACCGTTCTTCCCACCGTTCTTCCCACCGTTCTTCCCACCACACTTCCCACCGTTCTTCCCACCACACTTCCCACCGTTCTTCCCACCGTTCTTCCCACCATTCTTCCCACCGTTCTTCCCACCTTACTTCCCACCGTTCTTCCCACCACACTTCCCACCGTTCTTCCCACCATTCTTCCCACCACACTTCGTTGGCGGCGGAAACTATTACTGCCCTTGCTGTTGCTGTTCAGGCAACAACTGGTTCTGTTAATTAATATCAGTGGGGCGATAGAAATATCGCCCCCAGGTATTGATAAAATTAAAAAGTTAATGTATAATTCTATAAAGGAGAAAAAATGTCATATTTCGCATATGTAAAAAACACAAAAGTTGAACATGTTCAATTTGTTAGTACCGCTACGCCAGTTGGAGAAAAATGGGTGGCGCTGCTTAGATCAGGAGTTACATTAAAGTATTCAAGTGATTATGACGTAATGCCAGGAGATGTCTATGTAGATGGAAAATTTTACAAAAAGGATATAGAAACTGGCGAAACTACTTTATTAGAAGATGGAGCTTGGACTCATCCAAAAGCAGTAAGATTTGCAGGAATTATGGATGGAGAAATTGTAGGCCAATGGGGCACAGGCAAGGAAAATTTTGCAAGCCAAGAAGAAATTGATGAATTTGTTACTGCGATAGAAAACTCAAATGTGATAGAGTTAGATTTAGAATCGCAGTTTGTTGTTGAAAAAGGTTGGCTCTATGATGGAGTTAATTTTACTAACCCAGATAATGTTTAATGGGATTAGAAGAAAATAACAAGTCCGCCTGGCAAAAATATAAAGAAAATCTAGGTACAACAAGGCCCTGGGATTTTATAGACCCAAAAACAGAATATGCAGAAGAATCTGTATCTAAAGAAAGATATAGTATATGTTCCTCATGCCCAGAATTTATTAAATCAACAAAACAGTGCAAAAAATGCGGTTGTTTTATGGCATTAAAAACTAAACTAAAAGATGCTGAATGTCCAATAGGGAAATGGTGAGTAAAAATAATGTATGAAAAAGAAGAGCTATCTCCAGGAATATGGGTGTATCGAAATGTAATTACCCCAGAGATGGATATAATTAATAGGCTTGAGAGTGCAATATCTAACTCTAAAGGAATGCACACCTGGAAAGAAGCAACAGTAGGTTATAGAGAAAAGATGCCAGACTATAGAGACTGTGTAGATTTTAAATGGAAAAAGTTTGAAGATAGTAACCCTTTAGATAAATATAATAAAGATGTAGATGCAATTTGGCAAGATGTACACGATGCACAAGCTATTGCATTAAATGATTACTCTGCTTTTTATAATATTGAATTAAAATATTGGGAAGCAATGAATTTTATTAAATATGGAGAGGGTCAACATTTCTCTTATCACTCAGACCATGGATGGTCTTATATATCAACAGTTTCAATGGTTGCATACATAAATGATGATTATGAAGAAGGTGGATTAAGGTTTGATAAATTTAATTTAACTATTAAACCAAAGGCTGGAGATTTATATATATTCCCATCAACATATTTATTTTCACATGCTGCTCTTCCAGTAAAGTCTGGATTAAAATATTCAATAGTAACCATGACAGACTATAACGACGCAACACATACAGAGTCTTTTTATAGACAATTTATGTCTGACAAGTCCATGAAAGATGGGTATTGATGAACTTTGATGTATACAAAGTTTATCCAAATCAATCAGCAAACATTCAGCCGCTTGGTGTAAAAAGAGACTGGATGGACGAGACATCTGATAAGCATGCCTACCATTGCTTTCCAGTAAGTCTTTCAAATACTCTAGGATGGGGAATTTCTTTCCCCGTAGATATTGAATTTATTTGGGATGGGATATCGGATTCAACAGATACTCATGTTAAAGTTTTAAAAGGACATGAATATGTTTCAACCTCAAGAGCTAATGCAACAATTAGCTTTAATACAAATTTGGTTATAAGAAGTAAAGAAGATATAAGCATGCTAGCGATGCCAACCCCAAACTGGCCAATAAATGGAGTTTGGCCGTTTACAACGCTAATAAGCACTTCATTTTTTAAAGGAACTTTCCCAGTTGCGTGGAGAATAACAAAAGCCAACGAGGTTATTACTATTCCAGCAAATACACCAGTTGCATCAATTATTCCTATATCATTATCTAGTTTAAATAATTCAGTAGCAACAGTAAAGGGCTACAAAGATTTGCCAATAGATTTTTTTCCAAAAGAAGATTATGGCAAAATTGTCAGTGATATTAATAAGTCTGGAAAATGGACTGACTTTTATAGAAATGCTGTAGATCATAAAAATAATAAAATTGGATCGCATGAAGTAAAATCTTTAAGATTAAAAAATGATGAAACTTCTATAGATGGTCCAGAAGGCTGCGGTATACCAGAATGAACAAAATTACATTTCACTCAAATAAACATTATAATGATGTTGAGACAGCGCCATGCCCAACTGCAAAAGTAATTCCCAAATGGTGGCATGATGCTGACATATATGTAAAAGATTTTTATGGAAATCCAGTTTCTAATGCTTCTAAAGACGGTGGCAAAATGCTAAACTTTAAAGCTTGTCCCGCCATGCTAGATACATTTACAACAGGATATACTTTAGTTACCCCATGCGATATAGAATTTTATGAAAAAAATAATAGGATAAAGGCAAGAGTTCCATTAAAATTTGATGATTTTGTAGGAGAAAGACCAGAATCTGTTGGATTTCAAGTTCCTGCTGGTTATGATAAAAACCATTTTCATTGGTATGCTAATTGGGCCCCAGAGCTTCCAGAAGGATATAGTTCCATTTACATACAACCAATAAATCATTTTGATTTACCATGGCTTACCGTTGGTGGTATAATAGACAGTGACAAGGTTACAACATCGGGCCTGATACCATTTTTTATACAAAATGGATTTACTGGAGTTGTACCTGCTGGAACTCCTTATTTACAGATAATCCCATTCAAAAGGGAAGACTGGGAATCAGATTTCATTTTTCATAAACCAGTGGCCATTATGAGAAAAGCAGGAGAAACATCAGAAACTTTTAGAACACCAGAAGGTGGAGTCTACAAGAAGAAATTTTGGACTAGAAGGAGATATAAATAAAATGGAAAACAGATTAAATACTAATAACACTCATGACTACAGATCATTGGGATCTATAACTCCTTCTGGTTTTTTTGGCACAGGCCCAGAAAATATTGTAGAGCTAAAGAACTTTTTAACCGACGAAGAAAGAATAAGGCTTACAGACTTTGCTAGAAACAATACAACATGGGATATTACTGATTCTCATGTAAATGAAAATGGTACAGTTATATATGATGCAAATGCCTGGCACGACAGAGTTTGCACACGCAGGTCTATGGAAATTTCTGCAGATCCAACCATAGTTCGTGTAGTAGATAACCTTATATCAAGATTGCAGTTAGAGGTAGAAAAATTTTTTAATGTCAAAGTTCAAGCAACAGGACCAGCTATTGTAAGATGGCCAGTTGGTTCAAGACAAGATCCTCATGCAGATAAAGAGCTGCATGAAGGCCCAGATGCTGGAACACCTAATGATTTTCCTCATTATGATATAGCTTCATTATTTTATTTTAACGATGACTATGAGGGCGGAGAACTATTTTTTCCAATTCAAGGAATAGAGTTTAAGCCAGTTGGAGGATCAGCATATTTTTTTCCAGGTGATAAAGGTTATATTCACGGAGTTAGACCAATTATTTCTGGAGGAAGATATACGTCACCATTCTTCTGGCAAATACTAGAGCATACTGGAGAAAGACAGCCATGAGTTTTATTTACAAAGAGATATATCCAAAGATATGGGTTTTTAAAAATCCATGGAAAGACATCGACCTATTAACAAAAACAATAATTGATTCGGAACAAAACCCAGAAGGCTCTGCTTTAAATTGGCATGGCTGGTACACCTTTGGAAAAGAAGCTGATCAGTTTAACCATTCAATTGAATCATCTGAAAGAACTGAATTGGAAAAACGTTTCTGGGATGAAATAATTGAGGTTTTTAATAAAACAACAAGTCAGTATGCGGATACGTTTGGCGTACCACTTGATAGAGACGCAATAGTTTTTAACGAAGAAACTGGATCGGATGATCCTATGTGGAAAAGAATGGGACCTTCAATATGTAAGTATGAAGTCGATGGAGGAATTGAAGATTCCGACCTTGCAATGCACGTACATACAGACTACCAAAGAGACTATCATGATTTTAGAGGATATAAGTTTACGTTTACCTGCACCATGTATTTAAATGGAGACTATGAAGGCGGAGGACTTACTTTTTTGGTAGACAATAAAACTGTTTATTACAAACCAGAAAAAGGCGACATTTTGTTATTCCCAGCAGGAGACCCAGATTTTCTTTCCGATGCTGGACAATTTTATATGCATGGAGTTGAAAAAGTTAAGGGCACCCCTAAGTATTTTGTAAGAAACCATTGGGTTAGGTTTTATCCTGGATCAAAAGAATGGCTGGAAAACGAAAAGCTTTATGGTAAAGAAATATGGAAAGAGATGGAAATTGCCAGAACCAAAGAGGAAAGAAAATCTGGAGTTTATCAAACTATAGACTATGATGAAATGAAAAAGTTAGAAAGGATTGATTTAAATGACATTTAATTTAGAAAATCAAAATAGGATAAAAGAAGATATTGTTTTTTTTGAAAATTTTCTTAGCCCAGAAGACTGTGAAGCCGTTATAAAATACTGGGAGCATTCCGTAGAAAAAGGAACCCTACCTTGGGCGCCTATATCATTCTACGACTCATTTGCATCTAACTTGCCAGACGATGAGGATAAAGAAAAATTTGGACTACCATCTGATTTTTTCACTACGCTTCAAGATAAAATACAAGAAGCTACAGAGATATGTAGGGGTGACAAGGTTAGATTAGTTAGCTATCATGCACAGAAATGGGTAGAAGGCGCATACGCTGGTTATCACTCAGACAATACACCCATAGACTCACCAGAGTACAATTCTTTTGAAAGAAGTAAGTGGGCAGCATTCCTTTATTTAAATGATGATTTTGAAGGTGGTGTTTTAAACTTTAGAGACCAAGATGTTTCACTTCAACCAAAAACTGGGATGCTTGCAGCTTTTAACGGTGGCCATCACAATATCCACGAAGTTCAAATGATTACAAAAGGAACAAGATTTACAATAGGATCTTTTTGGGACAATGAAGAGGCAGTATATAGTGAAGAAAAACAGGCTATGTGGGAAACCGATATAGCAGAACAAAGAAAAAGACAAGCAGAGGATGCTGAAGTTTGGGCAGATCTTAAATCAAGAGGCGAAAGATTAAAGCCTGGTCCAGATCAAACTGCTAAAAAAGATGTAGCTCTGGAGATAAAATGACAAAAACTACTGTACTAGAAAACGGAATGATTAGAGAAGAGCTTCACCCACAAGTTTATTATTATAGAAATGCTATACCTAATGTAAAAGAATGGCTAGATCTTGTAAATGATTCTGAAAATAATCCTGATATATACCCTGTATTAACACCGTGGAATCAGTGGGATGTAGACGAAAACAGATCTATGGGGCACCCATATGTTTATGGATATAAAAAATTATGTTTATTAAATAATGTATATAACATAGATAAAGACGTTTCTGAAGAAACAAAAGAAATGTTTATTAAAATAAGAGACCCATTGTTTAATGCCATAAGATATGTATGTGAAGATTATAAAAAAGAACAAGGCATAGATAAAGACCTTACCCTATTAGAACAGTTTGGTGTTCATAGATATAGGGCTGGCAACTATATGGGAGTTCATCACGACTCTCAAGAAGGTGACACAAGGCTTCTTTATTCTTTAGTCGTTTGGCCAAATGATGACTATGAAGGCGGGGAGCTTTCTTTTTCTATAAAAGAAGGAGTTTTGACTGCCACAGAACTTTCTTTGCAGGGTGACCTTATGCATCCTGCTAATGAGGGATTGTACGACTTCTATATTAAACCAGAAGCTGGTAGCATAGTTATATTCCCATCACCCTCACCATTTAGTCATACAGCGCATGAAGTAAAATCAGGATGGAAATACATGCTTCCGATGTTTTGGATAGATCCAACTGGAGAAGATGTTTTGTTTAAGCAAGATCCCAATTGGGAGCCAGAGTTTGTTTACCCAGATAAAGAAGATTTATTTAAGTAACAATATCTGGTACAATTATTACAAAAGTTATAAATAGGAGGAAGTATGAAAAGCGAAGAATTATTTGATAAGGTGTATTACTACACTGATGTTATAAAAGACCCTAAAAAGCTTGTTGATCTAATTGAATCAACAGAGTCTGATAAATACTCAAGCTTTATTACCCCTTGGGAAGAGTGGGGTGCATGTAGTGGACAAATGTACATTTATGGATCACACAAAAGAATTAAATGTTTATCTTCTGAAGAAATAGAGAAAAATATATCTGAAGATGTTATAGATGACTGCAATTATATTTTTAATGAGATATTTGATGGCATGAAAAATGTCTGTGAAGATTATGCTTCAAATATTGGTGATGAGTCTGAAATAGTTTTAATGACAGATACAGCAATTAAAAAATACATGCCTGGAACTTTTATGGGGTCACATTTTGATCAGCAAGAGGGAGACAGAAGACTTAGGTATTCTATGGTAATGTATCTGAATGATGACTATGAAGGTGGAGAAATATCTTTTAACGTAAAAGATGGAGTACTAACTTCCACAGATGATGCTGCTTCAGAAGACTTTGATAGCCCGCTTAATCACGATAGAATTATGTTTCACGTTAAGCCAAAGGCTGGGAGCGTAATCATTTTCCCTTCAACTGATCCATACAGTCATACTGCACACCTAATAAAAGGTGGATCTAAATACATGGTTCCATCGTTTTGGCTTAATACTGGTAAATTCGTAGATGGCGTTTTTATTCCAAACTAGAAAGAGTTAATTATGGCAATGTACGTTTTTCAAGAAATTGCACCAAAGACATTTTATTTTACTTATTGTCTTCAAGAAATCGGTAACTACATAGGCTTCCTTGAGGAAAGTGAAGAAAATCCAACCAGCTTAATTAGTAAGTGGCACGATACAGAATATGGTTATGAAAAAAGAATATCATCTGATTTATCAAATGAGACAGAAACGGTAGACACTCGTAGTCTTTTTATAATCAATAATCTTAAGGCTACATTTCATTATTGCTTTACTCAATACAAGCTATTTAACAATATAGAAGAACAGGTCAACCTAAGCACGGACTACTTTGTAAGAAAGCATAATGACGGACAAGTAAAGAACAATTGTGGGGCAAATGGTAAGTATACCGCTAGACTATACATTAATGATTCTTTTTCTGGTGGAGAAATTTCAATACCTGGAAGATCTAGCTTTAAGCCAGAGGCAGGCAGTATAATTATAGCCCCATCGGATATGCAGATAACCGCAGAGCCAGCTAATGGAAATTCAAGATATATTGCAATAGGCCATTGGGTTTAATCAACACCCTCTGATATAATTAAAATATGTCCTACTACCTTGATGTAATAAAAGATGCTCCTATCGGCTT